TAGGTGGTCAGGGAGAGGGTTGACTGCCCCCCTCCCCTCTCATGGAACCACACGGTGAGCCACCTGAGCATGTCGATCAGTGCCACATACAGTGACCTATAGAGACACATAGAGATGGACTCTCCTATGATGCCACCTAATGCCTAGCCCCCGGTGGACTGGGGGTGGTCATCAGGTGGCACTCTAGGTGGGTCAATAGGTGGTCATCTAGGCCCCATGCCAATTGGGGCCAGCACGGGAGATAGTGAGGCCACCGGCATCGTCCTCGAACATCCGCAGGGCTTCCTCTAGGAGGGCCTCACGGTGGGCGTCAGCGGCCTTGTTCTCGTCGATGGACATTCGCTCCAGCCAGTACTCCACGGCCATCTGGAGGGCTTCCAGGCGGTCGTCGTGGGCCAGGGAGCCACGGTCGCGGGTGACCCGGCAGAACTGCCAGAAGAGGCTGTACTTCGGGTCCTCGGACGCGGTGATCAGATCGGCCTCGATCACGGCCCTGTCCACCACGAGCCGGTGCTGCTGCACGATGGGCTCCAGGGTGTTCAGGATGCGCAGCTCCTTCTGGCCGTGGGAGCGGAACTCCTCGACCGAGCAGGGCCACACGTTGGCCAGGACGGGGCGGAAGAGCTGGCCCCACATGCCGTCGCCGAAGTTGGTCTCCAGGGCCACAGCGTTGACCTTGTGGTCCTTGGCGACCTTGGAGAGGAACGCGAGGTTCTCCGGCGTTGCGCCCCCTCGGAGGCCACCGGAAGCCGTCAGGAAGAGGCGACCGGCGAGCTGCTTGACGACGGCATAGCCGGTCTCGTCCTGGCCCCGGCCGCTGGGGTCGATAGCGAGGACGCTGCCCGCGTAGGGCTGGAACGTCTCGTCGGCCCACATGGGTGCCCAGTAGCTGTCCCCGGTGAAGCCGACAGCCGACAGATCGTCCAGGCCGTTCTTCCGGGGGTCTTTACCGTGCGCCAGGGCGATGGGTGCCCGCTCCCGGTCCAGCGGCATGACCATCAGGTCTTCCAGCTTCAGCGGGTAGCGGTTGGCGTCCGAGATCGACGTGTCCAGCATGAACTGCAGGGCGAAGCCGGAGCGGCCATAGGACAGCTCGCGCTCGGCCAAGTCGATGCTGGTGAAGCGCTTGATGTCTGTGGGGGTGCCCGCCTTGGCCCCGCCTTCGATGAGAGCCTGGACGAAGGGCGCGAGGCGGCCATCGTAGTTCTTCAGCAGGTGGGGTATGCGGGCGGGCCAGACGCGGATCTCGTAGCCGCGCTCGGCGAGGCGGTTGTAGACCGACATCTCAGTCTGGGGCGTGCCCAGGTAGATGATGCGCGGGGGCTCCTCCGGCGGGCAGTCCTCGGCGGGCTTCAGCACCGCGTCGAACTCCTTGATCAGCTCGGAGATCTTCTCCCGCATGGGGGCGGTGAACGAGTTCTTCGGGACTTCGATGTCGTCCGCGACGATGACGTGCGCCCGGCTGCCGGTGAGCTGGCCGGTGATGCCGACCGACTTCAGCGAGGGCGACTGGTCAGGCTGTGCCGGGCCGACTTCAAAGGCGACGTTGGAGGTGCGCTGGCCGCGCTGGGGGATCAGGTGGGCCAGCTCGGGCATCTCGGTGATGAGGCGCTTGACGAAGATCGCGAAGGCGTCCGAGCGCTCCTTGGAGGCGGACACGACCATGATCTTCTTCTGGGGGTCGAGGAGCAGGAGCCACACCACGAAGGCGGCGGTGATCCAGCTCTTGCCGACGCCACGGAAGGCCTCGATCACAGCCCGCTTGGGGCCGAACTGGAGGTAGTCTGCGATGTCGTATTGGACGGGGGTGGGCGACGGGAGGCGGAGGAAATCCCAGACGCGCGCCAGGAAGTTCTTGAAGAGCTTGTAGCCCTTCGACTGGGCGCGAGTGTCCGCCCGCCGCACCTGTCGGCTCACGCCGGGTGTCGGTAAGTCGGTCATGTTGGGTTGGTCTCTGGATGCCCCGTGCGGCCCCGTTTGCTGGGGGTCACAGGGCATGAAGAAGCCCCGGCAGGGGTTAGCTGCCGGGGCTCTGAAAGGGCCTCTACGGGCCGGTGTCTACGGGCTTAGTGCTGCCCGGCGCTGGAGCCGCTGAAGATCTGCTTCTGGCGCTCCAGCTCGTCGTCCTCGTCGAAGGGCTGGTTGCCTAGCGCGTCAAGAAGATTGGCCGTGGGCGTGCCAGGGGCCAGGGCGGCGGTGATGCCGTTATCCTTCAGGAACCCCTTGGCGACACTCAGGTCGGCGGCGGTGGCCGTCCCGTCCATGATGCGCGAAGCCAGGGCGGTTGCCAGGGCCGCGTGCAGGGCAGAGAGGGCGTCGGTGGATGCTTTCTTAGTCAAGGGCTTACGCTCCGATCTTGATGTTGCCCAGCACAGCGCTGAGTACGGCCCAGAGGGCGGTGATGACGGCGATGACACCGGCGAGCCAGCCGAGGGCTTTGGACTGCCAGTTCTCGACGGCGGAGATGCGGCGCTCGTGGCCGTTCGCGCGCTCGTCCTGGCGGGTCTGGTGGTTCATGAACTGCTCGACGCGGCCCTCAAGTCGGCCAATGGCCAAGAGGACTTCGGAAGCAGTGGACTGCTCGGTCATTCTACTTGTCTTCTTCAGGGAACATGCCCGCGAACGCTTGGAGGGCGTTGGCGACGACATAGGTGTTGTTGAGGGGGATCAGCCGGTTCCACCGCTTGACGTCGTTGCGGGTCATCCGGCTGTCAGTGAAGACGTCTTTCTTGGCCTCTCGCACGCCGTCCCAGATCGAGGTGACTGCGGAGAGCGTGGGGATGCCGTCGATGCCCGCCTTCAGGCCGGTGGTGCGGCCCTGGTTCAGCGGGTTCTCGATGCCGGTCCCGGCAAGCCCAATGTCGAGCGCAGTGCCCGCCACGATGGGGAGGACACCGGCGTCGGCCGAGCGGCTCACGAAGCCGTTGGCGATGATGGACCAAGGGTTCAGCGTCTTGTCCAAGTATTCCTCTTGGTCAGGGCGGCCGATACTCTTTGTGTAGGTATGCCCCATGAAGACCATCGAGGCCCACGCCCCGGTTACCGCATAGGAGGACGCGGCGTACATCGGCCCCATCTTCAGGTTATGCAGAGTACCCGCCTCGTGAGATGCCAGGGAATACGACTTGAACTGCATAACGAGCCGTGCGCCTGGGATACCCATGACCTCCGGCAGCATACCCGGAGACGTCTCTAGGACAGTCGTCCGGGCGCGGCGTGAGAGGTAGGCGGACAGGAGGTCGAAGCCAGTGGCGTCTGCAGCCTTCATGGCAGCAGGATTGAGCTTCAGAACCGTGCCGTTCTTGTGGAGCGTGGCGTGCTGCATCAGGGCCTTGAAGCGCGCCACCTGCTCTTCGCCCAGGCCCAGGTCGTTCATGACCTTGGTCTCTAGGACCCGGCGTCCGGTGGTTATGTCCGCGAGGTGCTGGAGGTGCGAGCGCACGGCCCATCGCGACAGGAAGTCGGTGACCGGGGTCATGCCCGACACCGTGGCTACGATGTTGGCCCCCGCCCTGCCCATGTTCTGGAGCTGCTTCATGAGCCGCGTGGAGTGCTCGTCAACGTAGACGCTCTCCAGATCCTGGTAGGCGTTGAAGATGCGCTGCCTAGAGCCGCTGGTGCCTACGCCGGTGGCCTCGATGAGGGAGCGGGTAAGCTCGTCTGCCTGGGAGCCGCCACGGCGGAGGACGTCGCGCACGTCGCTTAGACGGAACCCACGCCACGCCGCTTCGATGCTGGTGTTGTGGAGGATCTTCGGGATGTCACTGACCTGCGCCACGCCCGACTGGCCCATCATGGTGGTGAAGTTGTAGTTCCCCAAGATGGACGCAAAGTGGGCCATGTTCACGTCGCCCAGCGGGCTGAAGTCCGTCATGTCTATGACCGGAACGCCATAGACGTTCTTTCCCATATACAGCAGCGCGGACTGCTCCTTCTTGGCAGCCGTGTCGGTCATCCCGTCCAGGCCGTTGGCAGCCTTGCGTGTGACGTCCTCGACGTGCTTCTCGAACGAGGAGTAGGACGTGAAGCCCCGCTTGGTCATCGCGATGTGGCCGGTGATCGACCGATTGTAGAACTCGGCCAGCACCTCCCCGTTCAGCTCGGTCAGGTCGCGGATGGAGATCGCGACGCCGGTCTTGTTGCCATCCGGCACGAAGCGCGTCAGGTCGTTCAGCATCGTCCGGCGGCGGAAGTTCTTGGGGCCTTCCGGGCGGCTGACCCTGGAGGCGGCGATGAAGGCGTCGGCATCCTCTTGCTTCACGCCCTGCTGGACGAGGAGCTGCGAGAGTTCTTCCACGTCAAGGCCTTCGAGGGCGTTCACGCGGGCACCGCTCCAGCCTTCGACGCCGTGCTGGACGGTGCGGAAGTAGCCCTCGGCTATCCTGTCAAGGACGTCGTCGGCTAGTTTACCGGAGGCGGACTTCATGGCTTGGCGGATCACCGAGGTGACGCCGTCTTCGCCGACCAGCTCCACAGCCCTGCGCCACTTCTCCCGCTTGAACAGGATCGGGACGTAGTTCTTGTCGGGCTGGACGTCCTCGGCCCACTTGGCCCCGCTCGCCTTGGCGTCGGCCAGCTTCTTCTCGAACATCCGGCCCTGCGCGTCGGCAGCCTTGATGATGTCCGGGTCGGCCGTCGAGGCGTCGCCGTTCAGCCGGTAGCGCGTCACATCCTCTTGGAAGGCCTCACGCGCCGCGCCGATCTTCGTCTGTCCTGAGATGCCGTTGCGCTTGGCGTAGCTCTCCCAGGCGCTCTCGTTGACCGTCTTCCAGGCAACGTCGTCGGCCTGGGTCGTGCGGACGACTTCCTCCCAGGCACTCTCGCCCGGACGGACAGACTTGCCCCCGTCGCCCACGATGTCGTTCTCCAGCTTGACGGCCAGATCACGGACGGTGGAGGACTTGGAGCGGGACAAGGTGCCCATCGCACTGAAGCGGGCGCGGTCGAGGGGATTGACGCCCAGCTCGGGTGCAGCGGCCGAACCGCCGGACTGGCCCTTCTTGAGCTTGATGTCGGCCGCGTCCAGGGGGGACACGCCGTTGAAGTAGGCCTCGCCTTCCGGGGTCAGCTTGTGGCCGCTCTCGGTTAGGACGTGGAGATCCACGGCGTGGGCCTCGTCGGTGAAGACCTTCTCCAGATCCTTGCCGGACTTGCCCAGCGCGCCGAAGCCCGCCCCGAAGGCCAGCGAGGTGGCCGTGCCGATCATCGCGTCGTGGATACCGTAGTCCGGCCGCAGGGTCGCCTTGAGGCCCTCGTTGGGGATGTTCTCGGCAGCGGCGATCAGGCCCGCGCGCCCGGCCATGGCGATCTTGCCCAGCTTGGCGGCACCGGCGATCTTGCCCGCACCCGCCCCGATGAACCACGAGGGGATGTCCGTCAGGATCGCAGCGCCCCGGTAGCCGAGGTTGGCCGCGAAGCCCATGGAGTTCAGGTCTTGCTCGTTCTGCATGGAGTGCTTGGCGCGGCGCACGAGGTCATCCGCGTGTCCCTCGCTGTGGGCGTTCTGCACCACCCAGTCGGCCATGTCCTCCGGCAGATCTGCGGTCTTCTCCTTGACCAGCGTCTCGTTCCACCGGAAGGCGGGATCGGGGGCCAGCGAGGCGTCGCCCTGGCGCATGATGAACTGGGCCATCAGGACCTGGGACTGCTCCTGCTCGGCGGCCTTGGAGTAGTTCGCCCAGAGGTCACCGAGGAAGTTGCCGCCCTTCGCCTGGGGTTCGGGAACCGGGGGCGGGTTGGAGTAGCTCGTCTCCGCCGACGCGCCGGTCATCACCGCGTTGGGCGCGCCGGTCACCGTGTTGGTCAGGTCGTGGAGGACGTCCCGCATCGACCGCTTGCCGCCCTTGGCGTCGAAGAAGATCGAGCGGTTGGACGCGGCCTCCTTCGCGAAGAGGTCCGCAGCGGGGGCGTTGGGGTTGTCGCGCCCGGCCTTGATCAGCGCCGTTGCCCCGCCGCCGCCCATGAAGTGGGCCACGTAGAGTTCACCGGGGGTGGCGTCCCGGCCGAGCGCGCCCTTGAGCTGCTTGGCGTTCTTCCGCACGTACTCGGCTGTCAGAATGGCGCTGGCTCGCGGATCGAACGGGGACGTCTTGGCAGTGAAGCCATAGGCCGCGCCGGTGGTCGCGATCAGGTCGTTCCACGTCGTGTCGA